TCGTTGACGTTATTCCTTTTTTCCAAGTCTGCTTTTAACAGACTTAGTACTGCTGTTTTGTCCATTCTTTGTCACCTTTTTAGGCTTTTCGGCCGCGGGCTCCGATTTTTTTTCAGCCTTCTCAACAATGAAGACGGTATTCCTTGCGTTGTTTGTCGTCGAGAGCTGTTTTATTCTCGCTTCGCTGACCTCGAGCCCCTTTCGGGGATATGCATCCCCTTTTTTGTAGGGATGCATATCGTCCTGGAGGTCTTCGAAGTATTCAACTACTTCGTAGTTCATAAAGTCCTCCTATTTATACTCCGGCGCTACATGTGATAGTAACCGTTGCGTTTGCGTTTCCGCTCGTTGCTGTGATTACTGCTGAGCCGCTCGTAGCGATACCAGTCAGAAGACCGTCGTCGCTGACAGTTACCTTCGTATCATCGGATGACTCCCAGGTCACGGGTCCCTCTACCGGTAGAGTAGTAGCGATAAGCTGAAGCGTTGCGTCCTTTGCAAGAGTAGCGGCGCCATAGTTCAAAAGGATGCTCTGTACGCTGTTAGCGTTGTCGGGAGCGAAATCCATTGAAGCTGAAGGGGTCACGCTGTTGATTCCGATAGCTACGAAAGCCTCAGCGATCACGGGAGCTCCGTCATATCTTGCTGTTCCCTTGAATACGGTCTGATCCTGGATGAAGAAGGCGTGCTCTGACTGAGCGAACTTCGAGCCGCCGCGCTCTCCGAGAAGATACAGCTCGAAATATCCGCCGATTATTACGTTATCGGGTATGAAATCGAGTACAACTACGTCTCCGCCTACTACCGGCATAGTGCCTTCAACACCTGACACGATAGCGCCGGCTGCGTTCACGCTCATAGCCTCAGCCTTGAGAGTGGTGTATGTGCTCTCGTTCATGACGAAAGTCTTGTTACCGCGTGCATACTTGCCCTTTGCGTTTCCGGCGTCCAGAGTGATCGCCTTGAAGAGGTCGATACCGGTTACGCTTGAAGAGATCGTCTTGATGTTTGAAGTATGAAGGTCAACCCAGGGGCGAGCCGTTGCGGGATATCCAGCGGGCTCGCTTGTCTGTGCAAGTCTTGAAACGATACCGAGAGGCATCTTCTGATTTGCGCTCGTATTGCGTCCATAAAGGATAGCTTTATCGAGTGCCAGTCCGATAGCCTGTCCGATAGCGTCCAGGATAAGAGCGGCCAGTCCGATAGCGCTGTCCTCAAGTACTGCGTTACATACCTTGAAGAAGCCGCCGACCTTGAAACAGTCGATCTCAACGTCGTTGAAGCTCAGGCTCATTTCGTTAAGAGCTGCGCAACATTCCGTCCATACTGCCTCGGGAACTGATCCCATTACTACCTCGCGGCCTGTTCCGGCGAGAGGCTGAACGTTTACTCTCCTATACAGTTTTGAATACTCGAGAACGTTCTCTCTGATATATCCGATGAATACCTCGGGGATCGTGAGGCCGACGTTTGTCAGTTCTCTCTTTTCCTTGATGTGAGCGCGGATCTCGTCGATCCATCCGGTTACATCGTCTCTGTCGAAGATTGCTGACCTCTGAGCGTCAGTCATGGCTTCGAACTTGTCTCTGGTGTTTCTGATCTTCTTTGCATCTCTGGTTATCATTATGCTTTCCTCCCTAAGCTCGGGCCTCTTGTTGCCCTGTACTGTTCTTTCCTCAGGAGCTGCCTCCTCGGATTCCTCTGTTTCTTTGAGCTCGTCCTCGAGTCCTCTGACCTCGCCCTCCAGGTTGGTCTTTTCCTCTTCGTGAGCTGCCTTTTCGTCCTCGAACTTTTCGATCTCTTCCTCGACCGCTGATCTTTCCTCGTCAGTAGAGGCTTCCTCTATTGCGGTTTCGAGCTCGGCTTCTCTCTTTTCAAAATCTGCGTCTTTCTCACGCAGAACTTCGAGCGCCTTCCTTTTGTCGTCAAGTTTCTTCCGGATCATCAGTGCTTTCAGTGCCATTTTTTAACCTCGCTTTCATTCTTTCCTTCCACGCTTTCAGCTCGCGCTCCTTGATTTTGTCGCGCTCGGCTGATCTCGCGGATATGTTCGTCTGTTCGTATGCCGGGAAAGTACAACACGATACTTCGTAGAGTTCTACGCCTTTGATGGTCCAGTGAACGTCGCCATTGTCGTTAATGGTCGACTCTTCGTCTGTAATATCAAAGCCGAAGCTGCACTGGCTCACGTCTCCACGCTTCACGCGTTCATATAGGTTCATTGCATCGCTGTCTTTCGGATTAACCGCGATCTTTCCCCATAACCCGCGCTCGTCTGTGCGGAGCTCTAAAGTATGAGCCGATGTTCTCCCGAGCACCAGTGTAGTATCGTGATTTACTAAAGCCCTGACGTCCCTCGAAAGTTGACCCTCGAAGGCTCCCGGAGCGATAGACTCACTCATACCCGGCGCAATATCATAGTTGTTATTAAAAACAGCAAAATAACCCTCGATCGTGGGGTTATCGCCGTCTTCCCTCGTCTGAAATTCTGAGGAGATACTCCTCATTTGTCTCATTTCTCTGTTCATTTATTCATCCTCCTGGATTAGTTTTGACTGCTGCCCGCTCATTTCGACCGGGATATAGTTCTCGAGTACTCTGTACTCGTCCAAGCCGTCGACCGGGCTCATTCCGAGCCGATCTCTGACCTCGTTACCGTTTACAAATCCTCTATCCGATAAGCCGCCGAAAACTGTTGATATTGACATGAGATCCCAGTCCATTAACGACAGAGTGTTGAATTTGAGATACATGTTCGGGCTCAGGATGAGCTTTTTCGTTAATTCCTGAGCGATAGAGATACATATCGGCCGGATCTTGTTCTGTATGAAAGAGTTCCACGCCTTCTGGTTATACTCGCCGACGCCTAAAACGAAGGGCGGTACTCCTACAATGGAAGCCACCGTTCTTTTATCGAGCTGAACCATGTCCGAGATAGCCAGATCCGACAACGAAAGCGGCCTGACTTCCTGGACGTCAAACTGTTGAGCGGGTATGATCCACGGCGCACCGACCTCCCCGGTCTCAAGGTACTCTTCTCTGAGCTTTTTTCGCCCTTCAATACCCGAAAACTCTTTCGTCATGGCGTCAACCTTGACGATAAGCGATGGCTTCCATTTGGATTCCATGAAGCCCCTCTCTGTCGCGCTGGCCTGTTTGAGGTTCATAGCGACATCACGGAGGGAGACAGTCAGCCCGCGACCTTTCCACAAGTAGAATTTGTCGGGGTTGTATGTAAAGTGGAGCATATTCTCCGGATCATGGCTTCTTCCGTCGATCACGATTTTGTAATAGCGATAAGGGTTCGCCGTGTCGGGTAAAAGCGACACCCTTGAAGCTGCGATCGGCTCGAGCGATCTTATTAAACCGTCCCAGGTATGAGGCCAGACGACCGAGTTCCCTTCTCCGTAGAGTAAAAGGTTCATCACGATAGCTTCCATCCACTGGGAACGGGTCATGGTTGAGATCGGATTGATATCAATAGCCCGCGAGAGCTCGTTCACGATCCTGACGTCGCCCTGTTTGGTGTTTGCCATTAAATGTATAGTTATGGACCCGATAAGCTCGGCGATAGTACGACACGCGGTCATTATCTCGGGATTTTTGTCGAGGGAGGTATATCCCGCGACGCATATCGACTCGTTGTTTTCTGTCAGAAGATACCCGACTGTGTTATTCCTGACTTCCGTTTGTTTTGCTGTTCTCTTTTTTCTACTCATAATCACGACCACCACGACTGAGCCTCTTTTTGTTTCTCAGCCTGGTTCAAAAATTTGACACATGCAAAAACCGAAGCGTCGAATAAATCTATCCTCTGCTCCGGTTGGATCTTTGAATATTGAACCGCGTCGTCGGTCTTCTCTATTGCTGAGACGTTCGAGATACAATACTCGTACGCGTCCGAGTGCAAGTAATAGAGTTTTCCGTCCTTCGCAGCTTTTTCTATATGTCTGAAGCCCTGGCTCTTCAAGTAGTAGTATTGAGGCTGTTCCTGTATGAAGAAGCCCGCCGCTTGCATCGCCGGGAAGTATTCCTCTCCCGCGAACTTGCGATCATGTCCTACACACACGATATTAAATCCCATATCGCGCATTTTGATGAACCAGTTTACTATATCCGATATGTTGACCGTCGGGCTGTTGCTCATAGTGAGCCACCCGTCGTCTTGCCATCCAAAAAGCGGGATGTTATCCTCGTCAGCTTTTGCCGCTGCCTGGGTTATCGGGAAGAAGGCGTGAGGGATAATAATATCCACGCCGTTATATGTCCCATATAAGGCCGCCGCTGTTAAGTCATACATCCTCGAGAGGTCCGCGCCGCCGTACCAGTCTATGTCTAACTTCGCCAGATCCTCGAGTGTCCATGAGTACTGACTGTCGGATTTCCTAAACTCTTCGATATCGAACC